TCCTCGTCGTCCTTGGGCTCGTCCTTTGGCTCCTCCTCCTTCGGGGCGACAGGGGCATTCCCGACGGGCTTGGCGTACTTCTTGGCATTGACCTCGACCACAAACCCAGCATCGACCGCTGCGCTCATGTCCCAGCTGGCATCCACCTCAGTGATCTTACCAGGAGTGAATGGAATGTAGCGCTGCATCTTCACATTCGGCTGGTTCCCTGGCTTCTCGATCGTCTCGATACCAAGATGCGTACAAGGCTTCTTCTGCTGCCTGGTCAACATATACTGCTCGGTAGGCATTGAAATTCTCCTTCAAAAAAAGGGGCCGAGCCGGTGTGGTACCGACCCGGCCCCAGGGTTCACGCGCCTATGTGACGCCTACCTCAGTCCCTACGGGAGGACAGTGGTGACGCTCGGCAGACCGGAGACGTTGATCACGCCGTAGTACTCGTTCCGCAGCATCCGAGTCGCGTAGCGAGTCCGGACGCCCTTCCTGAACGTGAAGTCGTTCGGGTCGAGGAACGTCGGGGTGACCTGCAGCGGCACGTACGGGGCATACACGTAGCCCGCGTCGATGAAGCTGTTGCCCTTCAGGCCGACCAGGATCTGGGTCGGGTTCATGTAGGGATCCTGGTAGACCGCGTACTTCCGCAGCAACGTGCCGATCCGGCAGATTCCGAAGTTGGCAGTCACTGGACCGTAGCTCGGGGACTGCACGTTCTGCTCGATGCTGGCGAAGTCGCCGTGCGTCGAGAGCTGGTCCAGCAACCCGCCGATGCCCGGAGGCACGACGAGGAAGTTGGCCGGGGCACGACCGGAGGTCCTGTGGATCTCCGCCGAGAGCGCGCTGATCTGGGTGATCAGCTGACGGATGCTCTCGATCTCGCCGGGGATACCCGGTGCGTAGGTGTAGGGGATCGAGTGCGCGGCCCCGTTGATGAGGTCGGTGATGATCTCCCTGTCCACCTCCAGCATCACCTCGTTGGAGAAGGTGCTGACCAGCTCAGCCTCGGCGTCCATCCCGTGCAGGGCACGGAGGTCATCCACGGCCTCGACCGTCCAGCGAGCCTTGAGCTTGCGACTCTCGGCCTGGACCGTGTGGAGCGCGATGTCGAGCGAGATGCTCGGGATCTCCGCACCCATGGTGTAGCCCACCAGCTCCCAGTTCACGAAGTACTGGAAGTAGATGACCGTGTTGGACGTGAAGTTCGACGCGGTGGCACCCGATCCGAGCGGAGTGATCGTCCACTGACCAGTGGTCACGTCGAACGTTCCGCAGATCTGCGTCCCAGAGGGGTTCAGGTCGTCGATCAGGTTCCCTGCGTCGTTCATCGTGGCCTCGACCAGGGTGTCGGCTGCCGCGTTGTCCGCGTCCAGGCAGCGGAAGAACGCCTTCACGTAGAACGTGCGCTGTCCAGCCGTGCCGTTGGCCCGGATCGGGGACCAATCGGTGACCCGCTCGGTCGCGCCGGTGTTGTAGGACAGCGTCGCCGTGCCCACGCCGGTGTCGGTGCAGACCGCGTCGTAGTCCACGAACTCCGAGCTGTAGTACTTGGCGAAGTTCTGGTTGATGTTGTCCCCAGCGGCCAGAGCACCCTGGTAGTTCATGTCCGTCGGGTTGTTGGCGATCGATCCCTGCGGCAGCTTGGTGCCCTTGCGACCGTCGTACTTCTTCTCGTAGTAGAACACGCCGCCGACCGGAGAGGTCATCGGCTGAACCGACACGAGCTGATTGGCGATCAGGTTCGGGAAAACCCGGCGCAGGATGGGGAACACGTACTTGGTGAACGCGCCCGCGTTGGTGGAAAGGGTGTCCTCGTGGAACGACTTGATGTGCTCCATCTCGTTTTCCAGGAGGATCGCCGTAGCCTTCTTGGTGTAGCCGTTGTCGTGCTGGATCGGAATCCCCTCCAGCAGCTCGCCCCACTTGCTCACGCACGCGCTGGCATAGCTGTTGTCGTGGATCGTCTTCGGACCTGCCTGCTCCAGAAGAGCCCTTGCTTCGGTACTTTCGTTGCCCATTTTCTATCTCCTCAGTCGTGGTTGTGACGGCCTAGTCCATGTTTCCTAGGCCAGCCAGTCGCTTCATGTAGGACATGTCATTCCCAAGATCGTCCTTCCTTGGACTCCTCGGCTTGTCCCTGTCCTCATTCAGCGTTTCTTTCTCCTGCCGCTCACCCACTCCACGCTGCAGTTTCCTGCGCGCATCTGCGAGTCGCTGCTCAGAGACGTCCCGGACTCCCTTCTCCGTCACCAACCTGTCAACCACGGCCTCGGAGGTCACATCCTCCATGAGGTCCAGCAACTGTCTACCATTTGCCAACCCTACAACCTTGTCGTGTTTGTAGACCTCGATTTCGAGCTTCCGCTCGGCAGCCTTCGCTTCCTCCAGCGCCTGCTTCGCCTCGGCCTCGGCCTCATTCACGCGGCTCTCAGCATCCTCTCGCTGAGCATCTGCCTCCATTCCAACGTCTACAGCCTTCTGCAATTTCACCTTCAACGATTCCACCCTCTCAGTGAGGAGGGACAGTTTCTCATTCAGTACTGCGTTCTCGGCACGCAGTTCGGCATCCTCCTCGGACACCATCCCCTCGTCGGTCCTCTCTGGCAGGTCCGCGAGGATCGCAGCAAGCTTCTCCTTGGCGTCATCCAGATCCAGGAACTTGTGCTTCTCCACCAGCTTCCTGATCGAATCCGCCATCGGATGCCCACCAATCTTCCGCTCGACGTACATCATGCACTCAGCACTGACTGCACGCTTCTCGCTCTCCTCTGCCGATTCCTTGGCGTCGGCGATCTCGATGCTCCTCGCCTTCTCGGCGTCCGCCATGACCCTCTCGTCCTCGGTCGCATGGAACGGTGCCACCATCTCCCAAATCGCCGCCAGCATCGCCTTTGCACCACCAACGTCAGGATCAGAAGAATACTCCTCGCGCAACTCCTCGGAGATCTCCTCCTTGGCCGCGAGGATGCCCTCTGCAAGCTGCTTCTCGAAGCTCTCGACCATCTGAGCCCGTACGCGCTCCTCGGCCTCCTTGACCGCCTCATCGACGCCCTTGGCGACCTTCATCTTCGCCTTGTCGATCGCATCCTCCTGCAAAGAGGAGGCGATCTCCGGGAATTCGTCCAGGAACATCTGCGCGATATCAGGCTGGTTCACATCCACGTCCTCGGTGAAGATACCAGGGACAGCCGACTTCACCGCTGGATCAGCCACAAAGTCCCACGTTTTCAGAACGAAATCATCCTGGACAATCTCGCCCTCTGTCTTCGGGTCGTTGGACGGCTTCGTCGACCCAAATCCACGAGAGGAAATACCGATCTGCACGTTCGCCTCAATCAGAGCCTTGAGGGTCTTTCCCTCTGGAGTATTGAGGATCTCTGCCTCTCCAACGACGATCCCATCCTTGATCTTGAGACCAGTGATGACATGGGACACTCGCTTGAGCGAAGTCTTTCCGTCCGTCGGATGATCAAGCTCACCGAGAATCCTCCTGTTGGAGATATCCTCTGCGAGCCGATTAATCTCGCGCAACATCAGCTCTTCAGGATAGATGCGGCCATTCTGTGTCGGAACGCCCACGCGCCCGAACTCACCGCGAGCGATTACCTTCCCGCCAGCTGCCTCTGTCAGAGTCAGATGAACAGGGTTCGATTCGATCAGGAGATTCGGCATTGCATCACCCTTTTTTGCCAGTCTTGCTTCGCCAACGACGGATGCGTGTTCGAGCAATCGGGTTCCTGTCGAGCTTCCGCTTGGCTTCCGGGGAGACTCGTCTATCGGTCTTTTTCCCATCACCGCGAGCAGCTTTCTTGAGCGACTCAAACCCTACCAGCTCCTTTCGCCCAGACGGAGTACTCGTGCGACTTCGCCACACGGCTTCGCCTAGACGACTCGTCAGTTTCCCAGCGTCTCCTCGCCACCGATCCGGTCCAACGACTTGTGGATCAGGGTGAGAACAGGCTTGATCTCCGCGATGAACTCATCCTCGTCCATCACGTCTTCGTCCAGACGACCGGCCTCCCAGGAGGCTCCGATCGGCTCGTAGGCTTCCACGAACACGCGGGTGACCGCCTCGTCCATGAACTCCTCGGAAAGCATCTCCATGATGCTGCCGATGCGATCGAGCAACTCGTCGCGAACGGTCTCCTGGACATCCTGGTTGTCCTCCATGAGCCCCATCAGCTCCATGGCGAACGGAGACTCGACTCCCTCGTGACGACGCGCAGCAACCCTCTTCGACTTCCGTGCCGACTTGACACCACCGCCAGTCTTGCCCCATTTCTTCTTCTTGCGCTTCTTCTGCGCGAACTTGCCAGCGCCGCCAGCGGCCTTCTTCGACGGGATGCACTTGCGCCCGCTCTTGTCCTTCGGATCCTTGGACCAGCCAGGCTTGCACACGATCGCCTTCTTCTTTGCGACTGAACCAGCCTTGAATCGGCGCTGGACCTTCCCAGCAACCTCGGCAATCAGGAAGTCGACGACCTCCTCGGCACGCTCTCTCAGCTCGTCGGATGCGTCATCGGGAATCTTCTTCTCCTTGAGCGCCTCCAGGATTTCCTCGACATCCTCGGCCTGTAGACCCTCGAACGGGATCTCCATGATGGCGTCGAACAGTTCGGCGTTGACCTCGGGATCCTCCAATGGATCGATGCCCTCGTCCTGATCGTCACCCTCCTGGTCGTCATCCTTGCCCATCTCGTAGCCGCACTTCTCGCACTTTCCGTCCTTCATCATGGCTTTGCACTTCGGGCACTTCTTTTCCTCCTCCTCGACCGGAGGCGGATCACCCTCGTCGTCCTCGACCAGCGGAATGCCGCCGAGACGAGCCTGCTCCTCCATGTTGAATCCCGGAATTCCGAGGCCCCTCAGATCCTCATCGAGGGACGTGTTGATGGCTCGTTTTCCCATTTTTCTACTCCTCGTCGTCGTTGTGCTGTGACCGGACTCTCATGTACGCGGTCACGACAGCCATTGTTTTCGCTCGCTCAGCAAGCCTGTCATGTGCTTCCGCCATGCGCCCGACATCCTCGGTTCGCATCAACTTTTCGGCCTTGCCGAGCAAACCACCTATGGCTTGCGCTTCAACCTTCAACGACTCGCAGATAGCACGGAAAAACTCATCTTGATCCTGATCAAACACCATCTTTTCGCATTCGTCAACCATCTCTGTTACCAAGTTGGCAACGAGAGTTAACCCTTCACGTAGCTCATCTTCAAATTCAGAGAGCTTGGATGATGCTATTTTTGTGAATTTTGTGGACGGAAATGGAGCCTCGATTTCTCGGATCTTTCCATACAGCGTTGTACGAATCTGCTCCGCGTTCGCCTCGTACATACCGAACCACTCTCCAGCATCGACAGCCTCGTCTATCTTCTCCAGCACAGACGACACCCAGTATTGTTCGTCCCTGGTTAGGAGTTGGGCCACCTCGCGAACTTGAGTTCGCGGTATCTCCTTCCCATTCATCGCTGATTCCGTCATCGATCGAAGATGACCAGCAACAAAACGCGGGATGTCCCCATCCTCGATCACAGGGATATCCTTCGTCGGCTTCGCATTGATGTCGGTCACCTCGCCACCCTCGAACTTGTATGACACCTTGAGAATTTTTCCATCTGCGTCGATTGCGTAGGCGTACTTGTCATGGGAAGCGAGCACACGAACAGGGGAATCCCCAAAGTGCTCAGCGATGGCACTCTGCACAATCAACGCCTGATGTTCCAGACTGCCCTTGAATTTCTTGTCGATCGCAGAACCCTGGATGTACATCGTCTACCCCTATCCCGAGATTGCTTGCCTTCGGATTGTTTTCTCTAATCCACCCATCCGTTTTTCAAGCCTCTCGAATCTTTTTACCACCTCGGGAAGCGTTTGACTAGCCTCTTGTAACACCTTCTTCAGGCCAGCCAACTCCCCACTCATGTCCGACTCTCCCGTAGGAGCACCGCCTTCATCTGGTTGTGGCATATCCTGTAGCTCTGGATACAGCCGCATAATATCGGCCTGTGTCGCAGCCTCTTTCTTCATGTTCGCATCCATCTCATCTTCCTTCTCCCTGGAGATGAAAGCTGAGTCGTCCTCGGTGAAGTGGAAGACGTGCTGCAGGATCCATGTCTTGCTGGCCCACTCTGTCATCGAATCAGCAAGGGCTGCCTGCGCGTTCATCACCTCAATCTGCTGCATCTCGAAGATCGCGCTCGGCACAGTCATCCTGATCTTCCACTCAATAGAGTCTGGATCGATGTTCAACGCAGCCATATGAATACGGATAATCTTCCGCATCCCCATGATAAACTCGCGCTGAACCCTCATGCACGCCCGCGCAAACCGCACGTCCGCAGCAGCTAACGACTTGTCCGTCTCTGCTCCACCCTCCTCCAGACCAAGGTATCCCCTCGGAACCTTGACCGCCGTGACCAACTTGCCCTGGAAATACTGGACGTCGTCCATCATCTGAACATCTGGCCCAGAGATAGTCTCTATCCTCGTTGACTCCTTGCCACCCCTGGTTGGGATCCAGAAATCGTCCGTCGGAGACAAAGGGTTGTATCGGAAGTCCAGCTTTCCAGTAGAAGGGTCGATCAGCTTGATCTTCTTGTAGCCGCGTTTCACCTTCTTGACGAGCGCCATCGCCTCCTTCGGCGGGAGATCTCCAGTGTCCACGTAGAAAGCAAACCGACCAGGAGACCGTGTCAGCTTCTGAACCAGCGCAGTGTCCTCCATCAACACAAGACGCTTCCAGATCCACCGCGCCGAGTCGAGCACGCTGTGCCCGTACTGACCCCTCATCATCTTCGATCGGAGACGCCAATGAACAACCTGCCACGGATGGAAGAATATAAGCTTCTGTCTGCCAGGATCCTCTTCCACAGGAGGAAGGGTTCCCTTCTTCAGATGACCAATGACGGTGCTGTACTGGAAATTGAAGCTTCCACTTACGTCTTGGACAAACCCTATCAACGATCCCTTTTCATCAACAACACGCCGCATCGTCGGGACCGGCAACCAATTCAACCCAACGACACCCACCTCATTGACAAGGATCTCCGCGAAACAGTTTCCATACTTGCATAGCGTACGAACCGCGAGCCAGATGTCCTCCTCTATGCGGAGCCTCCTGTGCATGCAGTCGTCGATGATGTCACGGACCACACTATCACGCGAGAGCTCCCAGATCGTCTTTCCGTGAATGCTGTCGGGGATCGTAGAGTCATCAGCGTAGTAGTCTAGTGCTGCCGAATTGTGGACCACCACACCGTTGCAGACGAAGTTCTCGTAGCCTGGCACAGTGAGATCGTAGACCGCCTCACCACATTCGATTGGATCAATAGACACCACATGGCGGACAGACTCTTCGCTGTCAGGCATCAAAAAATCACCACACAAAATATTTTCAGCTGCCACCCACGATCCGTCCCTTTTCATGAAAAGATGATCAGCTGTACAGCGAATCGCCCTCCCGTCATCAAGGAGCACACGAACCATTGGCTTTTCGTGTCCAGGCTTCCCCGTCATCCTCGCGTCGCACGCCTTTGCAGGAACCAGAGACTTCAGATCTTGATCGTAGGCCAAGACATGGAAATCTTCCTGCGTCTCGGCCAACTCCTGAATCTGCACCCACCCACGTTCGACCGTGAAAACAAGTGAGTCCCCAGCGAGACACGTCTCCACATAATCGTCCATATTCTCGTAGTCGGCGTACCGATACATGAGTTCCGTATCGATAGAGAGGGCCTCAGAAAGGGTGTTGTAGCCTTCACTGACGGTGCCCCATGGGGTACCAGGCTGCGTTGGTGCAGCTCCGACAGAGACCCCGCGTGCTTCGTCCGCGACCTGCTGATCCTTGTCGCCCTTGACGAATGTTTTTATCCAGTCACGCCATCCCATGCGCTAATCTCGTCTTGATTCAAAGGGCATCCAGATGCCTTTATCTTCCATCATCAGCACCTCAGTCTCCAAACAGAATAGGTAGGAAATCTGAATCGTCCGCACCTTCCTCTGCCATATCTCTCACATCGTCAATGTCGATCTGAGACACTGGAATCATTGGGCTCACCCACGCATGCTCGTGTCTACCTTTTTTATGACTATCAGTTCCGAGTCCGATTGGCAAGCGTGCTGTACCCTGTAACAAACCATATACAACTCCAGCCACGGCGTCACTAATATCTTTCGAGTTATGAACAAACACACCAGAGGACAGAGCAAAGTTGTCCCAATGATCAACTTCGAGATCATAGACAGGAACACTTTTGCCAAGCTCTACAGGGATAACATACCTAACCTTATGATTGTCCCCTGGCTCAACGGCAAGGAAATCATCCCACGATTTAAACCCACCATCTTTCAGAACACGCATAATAACATTCCGCCCACACCCCAGTGCACGCGCAGCCGCGTTTGCATTTGGATGATCTCTCACCGACTCAATTGATCTCTGATCGATATCCGATCTGAACGATGATGCACCCCTGGCCCTGTTGACAAACCAATCCCTCGTCATCCTGCCCATGGTTCTCTTCAGAGCATCTGAGTGAATCTTCCGACCATTTGCACTTAAATTAAACTTTTGTGCCCCATTCAAAACGCTCTTTCGGTATTCTGAATCTTCAGCCCAGCGCCTTTCTGTGTGACTTTTCGCATGAACAGAGAACAATTCCGCATCCAGATTTGACGGATCATTGTTAACCTTGTTGTTATCTTTGTGGTGAACACACTCATCATCCCTGAGATGGCAGTTCAAAAACTCCCATACCATATGATGAGTTAAAACTTTCACGCGGTACGCACCAGAAATCTTCTCGTACCCACCGTTTACTGGCCATGTTCTATTGATAGGCATCAACCTATCAACTCCAGGAACCAAATTCTGAGACTCTTTATAACTACCATCTCTTAGCATCCATAGATGCTCAGGAGTGCAACGTTCAACGGCTCCGCTATCAAGAACAACATCCACAAGGCTGGAGACGTGTTTTGTTTTTCTTCCACGACCAAAACCAGGGACAATATCTCCATTCTCTTTGCAGGAATACAACCATACACTTTCTCCATCAAGCTCCGAGATC